GATCGTAATAAGAAGGCCGCTGTGTGGGCTACGCCGGAAGGTTTCGATGAACTAATGGAGAAGAGAAATGAAACCAAGAAGTAAGAATAAAAAAGAAAAAGAGTATGACAACCTTCAATTAGAGAAGGCTAAAGATAAACTAATCAAGGAAGCAATCTCATTTGAGAATATGTTTTCAGAATGCGAAGGTGATGTATACTACAGCATGTATAAAGATTTTAGTAGCGCAGTGTTGTATTATGAAAGAGAAAAAGAGATAGCAGATATGCCAAAGGTTTCAGAGAACTGGGACTGGAGCGAAGGAGTAGTTGGAGAGTATAGATATAGGGGTATCTAATGCATTGGTATAGCAGAGAAGGAAAGCCCTGTCATTTCGTTAAAGGAAAGAACGGAAAGACTAGAGCAACAACACTGAGAGATGCTAGGAAACATGGGTGGATGCCATCTGTTACATCTGTCCTTGATATTTTAGCAAAGCCTGGACTTGATACTTGGAAGATTAATAAAACTATTGAGGCTGCTGCTACAGTAGATAGAAGTTTTGTTGATGCCGATGTCTGGAAGGCCAAGGTTATTGAAGAGAGTAAGCGTGAAACTTTAGAGGCATCCTTCAGAGGTAGCAGGATACATGATATGTTAGAGTCCTGTTTCAAGAAAGAGTTAGAGCCTACAGGAGCAGACGCTGACATCTTTAATGCAGTAGATGCATTGCTAAAAGTAAACTGCGGTGAACAGAACTGGAGATCAGAAGAAGTAGTATGTAATATACAGAAAGGTTATGGTGGTATGATTGATTTGGTATCAGATGAATGGGTCATTGACTTCAAGACCAAAGAGTTCACTACTGGTAGCAAACAATTGGCATATGAATCAATGGCTTACCAATTGATCGCTTATGAAAGAGCATTGCCTGCGCCACCTAAAAGAATTGCTAATGTATTTATTAGCGCAAACAATCCTGGAATAGTAGTATTTCATGAATGGGATAAGGATGAGTTCAATAGATACTGGACTATATTTGAATCATCTTTAATCCTTTGGAAAAATGTAAAGAAGTATTGGCCCGAAAGACACGGAGAAAACAATGAAGGGAATTAACAAAGCAATCATCCTTGGCAATGTCTGGAAAGACCCAGTCGTTCGTACCACTAAGAACGATAGCAAAATTGCTCAGGTTTCTATGGTAACTGAATCAGGGTACGGAGAGTACAAGAAGGCTGACTGGCACAACGTAGTATTCTTTGGCAAGCAAGCTGAGGTAGTAGATAACTACGTAACCAAGGGTACAAATCTGTACGTTGAAGGATCAATTGATTATCGTAAGTATACTGATAAGAGTGGTGTAGAAAAATATACAACCGACATTAAGGGATATCAGTTGCAGATGATAAACAGTCCTGATGCATACAAGGAAGTAGAAGGATCAGCACCGGAAGGTAAGCGAGAGGTTCCAGCATCTGCTAAAGCAGAGATGGCATCTATTAGCAACCAGGTAGCTGCCGATGACATACCGTTCTAAGGGAGAACCGAGAGATGAAATAATATATTTCCTTGCAAGGTATATCTATGCTAATCCAAAGGAAAAAACTTCTAAGTTTAGTTCTTGGGCTGAATGTTTCAGACACCATGCAGGATGTACTTTGCAGGAATACATGGAGTATGCTAAAGAAAATAACCTAAAGGAAAAGTATATACATGAGCGACAAAATAGAAGTTGACTTGATGGAGATTGCTTACTCCGCACCGGAAAGAGCAACCGAGTTCTCTGTTGGGTATGATATTTACTCAGCAGAGGACCAATGTATTAGACCGCTGGATAAGAAACTTATCCGTACAGGATTTAAGTTGCATCTTCCAGTGGGTATTGAGGCTCAGATAAGAACCCGTAGTGGACTGGCAAACAAACATGGTGTATTTGTTTTAAACTCTCCTGGAACTATTGACCCTGACTATAGGGGAGAGGTAAAGGTATTGTTGTTTAACTCAGGACCTACTCCATTTGATATTGAGAGAGGAGATAGGATTGCTCAAATGGTATTCGCTTATTACTTGTCACCAGTTATTAGCGAAGGAGCTGCTGTAAATTACACAAGAGGTGAAGGAGGTTTTGGTAGTACAGGTATTAATGATATTAAAGTGGAAAAGATAAATGAAATTTAAAACACAACTTGGTGAAGATATATTTAAAAATAAATATGCATCAACTGAATACGAGACATGGAGTGATAAAGCTCATGCCGTAGTAAACAGTGTATGCGGTGACTTCAACGGAACCAAGAACAATCTAATGGAAAAGACTGACAGGGATCAGCTTGCTCAGTACATTGCTGAGTTTAAGTTTATTCCTGGTGGTCGCTATCTCTGGTATGCAGGAAGGGATGCAAGGTTCTATAACAACTGCTACCTTCTGAGGTTGGAAGAGGACACCAGGGAAGAGTGGGCTGGTGTTACACAGAGAGCAATGTCCTGCCTTATGACAGGCGGTGGTATTGGGGTTGATATCTCCAGAGCCAGGCCATCTGGTCGCCGTCTCAAGCGAACTGGTGGAGTTGCATCAGGTCCTATTCCACTGTTGTATACTCTCAATGAGGTTGGTCGTAATGTCATGCAAGGCGGGAGCCGTCGTTCTGCGCTATACGGTAGCATGAACTGGCAGCATGAAGATGCAACCCAGCTACTCAAGGCAAAGAACTGGCATGATATAACTGTTGGTGATACTACACTGGCTGACTTGAAGAAGGCAGACTTTAACTTCCCTGCTCCATTGGATATGATGAACATCTCTCTTAACTATGATGATGCATGGTTAAAAGATCAGATGAATCCTGTGTTCATTGAGAATGTTAAGCAGGCTATGATGACTGGAGAACCTGGATTCTCATTTAACTTTGGAGATAAACAAAATGAAACGCTTAGGAATGCTTGCACAGAAATTACAAGCGAGGATGACAGTGACGTATGCAATCTTGGCTCTGTCAATCTGGCTAACATTGAGACGCTTGATGAATTTAACGATGTCGTTAACCTCGCGAGTAAGTTCTTGGTATGCGGGCTTATCAGAGCGCAACTACCATACGAAAAAATAGCCAAGGTCAGGAGAGATAACAGCCGTATTGGCCTTGGTCTTATGGGCATGCATGAGTGGTTACTTAAACGTGACTCTCGGTATGAGATGACTGACGAACTTAAACAATGGATGAAGGTATATGAACGAGAAAGCAAACGATCCGCTGACCAGCATTGCGACAGACTTTTTCTCAAACGTCCTAAAGGCTACAGAGCAATCGCTCCAACAGGGACTATTAGCATCCTCGCCGGGACGACCTCTGGAGTGGAGCCAATCTACGCCGTGGCATACCGCAGACGCTACCTTACAGATGGAACACGATGGAAGCATCAATTTGTCGTTGACGGTACGGCCCAAGCCTTAATAGACGGAGGTATTAATCCAGATAAGATTGAGTCTGCTGTTGACCTGGCATCTGATCCAGAGCGCAGGATTAAATTCCAGTACGAACTACAGAAGTACGTAGACCATGCTATTAGCAGCACCATTAACCTGCCGGCATGGGGAACTGAACTTAATGGGGAACATACTGTTGATAAATATGCTTCGACCATTGCCAAGTATGCTAGCGGACTACGTGGTCTAACAGTATATCCAGATGGAGCAAGAGGTGGGCAACCTATTACCTCAGTACCTTACGAAGAAGCTAACGCTAAGCGTGGTGTGATCTATGAGGATAACTCAGAAGAGCAATGCCTTAGCGGTGTCTGCGGGATATAAGCTATGACCTTCTACAAAGATGACTTCTCTTTAGCAAAGTATAAAGAATCCTACGCTCACTGGTCTAAGGTAGCCAGGAATGAATTCACCTGGAATCAAATAGTCGAAACCGCTCATGAGAATATGAGCCTGTCCTCTCCAGTATGGCATGCCATGCAGGATGAGCTACTGTACAGGGATGAGTTAGATAGGAGGAAGGTACTAAGAAAGGAAGCGAAGATCATCCGAAATGGGGGGTCAGTATACGGTCTAAATCAAACGGACAAACCGAAAAAACGCACTCGTAAGTCATTGAAAACAAAGGGAAAAAAACAACGAAAAATGACATTATAGTAGGGGGGTACTAGACGGTCATTTTTAGGGAGATAAAATGAAGGGAAAGAAAAATCTATTAGTCATACCTGACTGTCATGCAGCACCTGAGTATGACAATGAAAGGTTCACTGCTCTGGGTAACTTCATAGTTAAGGAGCAGCCTAATATTATCGTATGTCTGGGAGACTTCGCTGATATGCCTAGTCTCTCATCATATGATAAGGGAACCAAGGGCTTTGAGGGAAGGAGATACAAGAAGGATGTGAACTCAGTCCTTGATGCCCAGGAAAAACTGTTTGCTCCTATTAAGAAGTTCAACGAAAGAAAGAGGAAAAACAAGGAGAAGCAATACAAACCTAAGATGCATATGTGTTTAGGTAATCATGAGGATAGGATTGACAGGGCTATTAACTCAGCCCCGGAAATGGATGGTGCTATCTCAATGACAGATTTACAGTATGAGAAACATGGATGGAAGATCACTCCATTTAAGGGATGTCTATCCCTGGAGGGAATAAACTTCTCTCATTACTTTACATCTGGTGTAGCAGGAAGACCTATTAGTTCAGCACACATCGGTCATCAACTGGTTTCTAAACTGCACTGCTCAGCGGTGCAAGGACATTCTCACTTGTATAATCACGCAGAACAAACACGACCAGACGGTCAAAAGATATTCGGGCTAAGCGCAGGATGCTTCTCACATCCACACTACTCAGAGAGTTGGTGTAGAGATACTGAATACAATTGGTGGAGGGGAGTTGTTACTTTAAATGGACTAGATGGGGAGGGATATTACGATGACATACACGCTGTAACTCAGCGCAAACTACTGAGGGATTACACATGAAGCCTTGTCCTTTTTGTGGTGCAAAGCCATCAATAGGCAAGTTCTTGCTAGGATGCGCAAAGTGTTCTATATTCTTTAGCTTTCATCCCAAGGTAGAATCTCAAAAAGAATCCGCCATTAAGAAGTGGAATGCAAGATGGGCGACTTAACTTACCTTATTTGTTGGTACACTAGTTATGTGTTTTTCTCTGCCTGTCTAATTATATTGTTTGTTTGACTTATATAGCCCCCCTTACCCAGGGGGGTTATTTTTTTTACACAACCAGCCGGCATTACAGTAAGTCCAAACCACTCACCGTCCTCATCCTTTGTTGTTGCTATACGTACCTCATCATCATCGTGATTAATGAGATATCCGTATGACCAGAACACAGGCATCTTGGTATCTTCAGACTTTTCCCACCCAGCGGTAGATATAATATCTACCCATTCAACTTCAACATAAGGGCTAGTCGAGGACATCTCTCACTTTACTGAATGCTTCTGAGTATTCACGATATTTATCCAGAGCATTTTGCTGGTGCATCCTATACTCGTCAATAAGTCTATTCCTATCTTCTTCACTTATATTAGGATCGTCAATTAATTTTAACAGTCTATTCTGTATTCTTTTAATATCCTTACCTTTAAAATAAATCTTTCTTGTCGCTGTCTCTTTCGTTAGAGGAGTTGTATTAATACCAAGCCAGCTAAGGAAAGAACTTCCGATAGTATTTTTAGGTAATCCATCCTGATCTACGTTACCATCAATGGCTCCAACAGCCATCAAGGTTTTGATTAACTGACCGCCATTACTAATAACATCACCAGATTTATTCCTAGGCCATAACATAGGAGGCATGGCATAGCTTGCCATAAACCCTAGCATATCCTGGTACTGTTGTAATGGAGGATCATACTCATTCCAAATCTCTTGACCTGTAAATGGATCGACATTAGTTTTAATACCAGCAACAAGTTCAAAAGGCCCTCCAAAGAAACCTGGAGTCTTAGCGGCCTCACCAAACTCACCCTCCATAAGATTCTTTGCCATGCTTAAGTGAGCACCCCAAGGCAAGAAGTATCCCATATCAAAAACCCTAAGCCTGCCCTCATCATCCTTCCAAGGGAGAATCATAGTGGTAAGGTTACCTTCCATATAGTCAGCAACAAGTTTCTGCATTGCTGGAATATCTTCTTCTTCAATGTCATCATTGTTATCAAGCAACATCTCAGAAATAATATAAGGTATAGCTGCATACTTAGCAACAGCAATAGGATGATTTCTAATATTGCGAATCATCTGAGCGCCAGCCTTAAGGTTGAACGTAATAAACGGAGAGCCTAAAGGCATGGAACGAATAACCCTTACACCTTGTGATACATTACTGTAGTCAAGCAACGCTTCGTTAGCAAGCCGAGCCGCTTCAGCCTCACTCTTACCGTGGTTCTCCATGAGGTCAATCATCTTGGCAACCTTAAACATTACCTCTGTTTTCTGGTAAGCCCTTCCACCTACATCAAGATAATCATTAAAGAATATCTTGCTCTTCGCCCACATACCACTCCAACTATCCTTCTCTGCTTTTAACTTAAGCAACTCAGCATCCATAGTTACCAATTCTTCTGCGGCAAACGTAGTGCTTTCAATCCCATACTTCCTAGCCAATTGAGCATACTTGCCATCTTGAACGATGTCTGTAATAGCTCTGCTAATAAGTCCTGGAATTCTAAGGAAGTTTGTTCCAGACACGTCCATCAATACAACGTTGGATATAACGTTACGCGCCTGAGTTGGAATGTTCATAGGCACCTTAGTGTATTTAAATACTTTGGTAGCCTTACCAGAGAATGATAGAGCTTTATTAAGGAACTCATTGTTAGTATAGAGAGATTCTAAACCCATAACATCGTCAATGATTTCCTTCTTGACATACAGCCCACGCATAGCACCATACCGCACATTATCTGGGACTTGCTTGTAGCCTTCTGCGCTTGGTATATCTCCCACACTATCTATCTTTTTCTGAATAGCGTCAGCAATCTTCTCCATTTCCTTTGCTTTAGTAGGATTAAGCTCACGCATTCTGGTGATGTTGCTACGCATTTCATTAACGTATTCATTCCAGTATCCAACAGTACCATCTATACCTTCATAGTTTATGGTCTGGTTAGGAAGAACCCATCCATTCTTTCCTGTGTCAGCAGCAAGGAATTTAAGATAGTTGATGGTAGACAGGTCAGCGCCCGCCATAGAGATGTATCTGCCAGCCAGGAACGCAGGGTCTTCAATCCTTCCTTCCATCACATCCTTAAGGAAGTTCTCATGAGCAGACCTAACCTTAGTGT